TTTAATTATGAGTTTCCATTTCCCCCTCTTCCTCGACCACGTCGATGTCGACGACGTAGCCCCAATCGCTGATCGGGTTGCCGTTCAGTCGGAATGGTAACATTACCATCTCCGACTGTTCCTCGCCCACCATGTACACCGCCACGTACATGATGGGCGGAGGCGATAGCAACTCTTCCGGCGACAAAGGCTCGAGCGTCATGGACTCGGGAAGGTCGATTTGTCGGGTTGTTGGTCTCATTTTCTGCTACAGTCTCAAGTTTAGTGCTTGTCACAATCGGGCGTGCAACGTCCCCATCTACCACAGTCTCATGTTTGGTTACGGCCACTTCGGGCTCGACAATTAGTGGGGGGGACAGTAGGGAATACAAGTTATTGCACGACGCTAACCAGGTGTCAAACAGTTCATAGTCGATATTGGGTAATTGCTTATCGAGTACAGCGTGGTAATCCTCTCGGTACTCATTTGGAAACTGGTTCTCAACCGGAATATCGGAACCAAATCGTACTAGATTATGGTGCTTCGACATAGCGGGAGCTCCACCATTCAACTCAATCGCTTTGGATACTAATTGTCCCAAAATCGGTGAGTTTCTGTCGGTTAGGTAAAACGCTCGGGATTTCTCCAATAGTTTCTCGACGGGGACTACGCCCTGGAGCTTAACTGTGGTATGAAACTTCCCGAGTTGTCGTCTTAAATCACAACATGAATTGGGGTCTCCGAACCAGACATCAGATGTATAAAACCTAGAAAGAAAAACAATGCCAAGGTCACCTCGCATAATCGTTTCAGTGGTAAGTTGAAGGCCAAACATCTTAGCGGTTTTCTCGTACATGTCGCTATCGATGTCAGGAGTTAAGCCATCATCTCCACCATAAACTCCGAGCTTGCTCCAGGCCACGTCAGGTTCAACATATTCACCATCCACTTTCGACAAACGCCACGTGGCGTAAGCAATAAACGCATTAACTATGGTATTGAATATGGAAGTCTCTGGCGACCCGGAGGCTCGCGAGGTTCCGGATAAGTACTTAACATAAAACCTGGTCAGACCAGTTTTGTTGAATTGATTACTGTGTAGATCCAGAACTTCAGCTACACAGCTTGGATGGAAGGCACGTCTTAAAATCATACGCTCTAATTCTCGCACGATGTCAGATATGGTTCCATCAAACTTGCTAAAATCACTGGGTACGGCCCACTCAGCGTTCGCCAGTATGTCTGTAATCCGTTCAGCAACTTGTCTCGGTGTACGCGAGAATGCGTACCATTCAATATGCTCAGCCTCCTTCACGTAATTGGCTAGAGCATACATATACCGGGAATATTCAACTTTGGTCGTCGATGGTAACGTAGTGATGTTTCGGGGGGGCTTGGGCATTCCATAACACTCTTTCTTCTGGAAAGACTTGAATATATCGTGGTCAGTCTGCACGGCTGCCGCATCGATAATTCTAGTCTGAGATGGCCTATATTGTTTCTCATAGACCATATCGTAGTCTTCAGGATATAACTGGTGTTTCTTAGGGAATAACTTATTCACA